CCTCTGGCAGAGAAACGTACTGCTCAGGTACAATTTGGCCTTGGCGAAATCTTGAAAAAGCCTTCGCAAGAAGTCTACGACATGTTCGCGCAAGGACGTGAAGATCAGCTTCGATCCGAGGCAGTCTCAATCCTCGACGGAGATTTGCACCGTAAACGCGAATCTTTAATGATGGACTATTTGAAGAATAAGAAAGAACCTCTTACTCTTCAGGAACTTACAGCACTTACTAATCGCACCAACGATATGTACAAAGGCTTTGATGTTCAGAGTGTGATCGAGAAAGCTTACGCTAATCGTTATCTATCCTCTCTTGATACGGCTGCAGACTATATGAAGACGTCTGCAATCAACGACGCTAATCGTGAAATCCCAGAGCAGATGGCTCGTCTGAACAATCTTGGTAATATAATCTCTTCGAAGATTATGTTCGCCAATAAGGTTAAAGATGACATTGAGAATGAAATCGGAAGCCAAGGCTATGTCTCTTGGGGGGCAGATCAGTTCAAGAACATCTTTCAACCTTACGTTGAATACAAGATGCGTGGGAATGTCCCCGGCGTAGGCTCCATCACCGGTGGATTGCTCTTGGGTGACAACCTGAAGGCACAGGCTGATAAGATCTTCCTTCTTCCAGAAGAACAGTACCAATCAGAATTAACTCGAGTATCTAACTATCTCAAGAAAGATAACCCTACACTAGCTCGTGAGTTCGTAGACTACGTAATTGGGAAGTCTCTTTCAGAGCGTGAGCTTTCTAACTTCTTCACAGTGCTTGCACCTATGGATTACTACGGTATTGCCAAAGGTGGGCTTTCGCTTGCGCGTAAAGCTTCTGTCTATAACAGAGCTTCCACAGCGGTTAAGGATCAGGTTAAGTCTCTTGAGAACTTAGGTAAAGGCGTTCCTGACGCAGCAGTAGCTGCCGAAGGAGCTGGCAATGTAGTTGAGGCTGGTACTGTACGTGCCGCACAACATATTACAGAGTCTATTGAAGGACGTGTTAATCCAATCAAAGATGTGAAGGAAAGTCTGACTTCTAACTTCCGCCTAGATGGAGAAGCTTTCGACAAGAACCCTGGCAAGCTAAGCCGTGAGAATTTAGTCCGCATCAAAGACAGTTTTGCAGATACTGCTGATAAACTATGGAATGCAATCACTACAGCTGCACGTGTGAATAGGACTCCGCTTCCTCTTGCTTCTGAAGACGCAGTTCGTGCGTATCAGGAAAGCATGAAGCGTAAGTTCCCTGGCATGCAGAACCAGATCGTAGACATCAGCTCTCCTCGCTACGAACCTGCTTCAAATACCAACTGGGTCGACTTCACAGTAGTCAATCAGAATGGAGCCCTGTTCTCTAATGCTGAGACTGCGGCTAACTACGCACGTAGCAAAGGCTTCACAAACGTAGAGGTTGTAGAAGGTAAAGGTGCAGTTCAAGTAGCTGATGAAGGTTTCGCAGGATCAAAGACTGATCTGAACAACAAGACACGTCTGGAACAATCCATTCCTGCGGCTGAAGCGGCCATGCGTAAATGGAACCGTGAAGCACGTAAGAAAGACTTGACGCCTGAAGCTAAAGCTGAAGCCAAACAGCAGGCTGACTTCTTCAAGAAGACCGCTAAAGATTACAAGGAACAGCTAGAAGCTATTAACAAGCGTGTAGTCGCTACGCCTGCTCGTATTGAACAGGATGGAGCTGGTTTCAAGATTGTAATCACCCGTCCGTACAAAGAGACAGACGATACTGTACGTGAATTCTTAATCGCAGATGAGAAAGCTCGTAGTACAGCTACTCAAGAAGGTTTTGCCAACTGGCGTAGCTCAGCTCTAGGATGGATCCGTGGAGCTAACGATACTCTCTCCTATAATGAAACCGTCCAACGTCTCAAAGCGACGTACTCTCAGTCAGTTCTACAACAGTGGGCCAACGACGAAGCCAAGAAACTTTCAGATGTAGCTGCAGGTCTTCTGAAGCGTGATCCAGTCACTGGTGCTCCTATTCCTTGGTATTTGTCTCGTCCTCGTGCATTCCTAGGTAAATTCACCGGTGGTGATCGTCAGATGTTCAAAGAGTTCAACCAGACTCTTGAGTTCGCTAGAACAGACGTGGACCCAATCAATGGCGGCGACCCAGGGTATTTCAAACGTACTCCCGGAGAGCTCGATGATCACTACATGCGCTTCTACGGACGTACTCCCACTCTTCCTGAATATGAAGCATACTTCGCTCACGTCAAACTGACTGAAGGTGATCGTGTATTCAGAGAGATTGCAGAGTTCCGCAATCGTGCGCGCATCGGCACTGAGCAACATCAACTGTTCTTCAGAGATGAGAAGAACCAACGTGTAAGCTCTGGTTTCTTCGATGCTATTCATCAGAGTGAATTTCCGGGTGGTAAGGATGATCAAATCCTAATCATGGGTGCACGTAAGGGTGAAGAGAAACTTCACAACCTTGGTGGCATTTCCATTTCACCTCAACAGCTGGCTAAGTACAAAGAAGACGTTCTTCAGGGACGTGCTAAGATCTTTCGTATCTACGACCCAGACTCACACCCGCTACGTGAGTTCTCAGACATCGCAGGTAACGAACGTATCCGCTACGTATTGACTACGGACTCCGAAACAAAACCTCTCGAGTTCAATCACGTCAATCGAAGAGGGGGCGGACACTTCGAATATGATCACGATCACTATCTCAAGCAGGCTCGTGTAATCGCGCAGAGTGGACAGGGAACTGGTACTGATAAACGTACTAAGTTCCAGAGTGTTTACACTGGCGATACTACAGTCATGGCTTTGGACAACCGTATCATGGGCAAGGATATTGCTAAGAAGTTAGACAACATCCGTGAAATGATTAAGAAGAATGTTGATCCCGATCAAATCGATGCTGCGATCAAGCGTGATCTGTTCATGGAACCTGACGAAGTCAAAGGATGGTTTAAACCAGGACGTGACCCTAATGGTAAGGTTATCCCTCCCCGTCTGGACTTAGACGAGCCTTTCTACGTCGTCCCCAAGAACCGTAAGATCTACGATCTAGATAAATCTCTCGAAGATAGATACAAAGGAACGTGGGTTGATGGAACTAAGAAAGGTTCTGACGCTCAGCAGTTTCAGGTGTCCTACACCATGCAACGTGATGCCGATGGTCTGAAGAGACTTCAGGACGTTGGTTCCCAAGGTAACCCTATCTATCAGTGGGTTCCTGCTAAACTAGTAGATCCTATTCCTACTATGAATAGAGCACTCAACCGTGCAATTCAGAGTACGTTCATGGATGACTATAAGATGTATGCGGTGGAACACTGGCTGGCAGAAGCTATGCCTCACCTCAAAGCTCCTGAGTCCGAGGTACGTGCATCTCCTTTCTGGCATTTCAACAATCCTGACTTCAAGAATAATCCAGAGAACCAGTCTATTGTATGGAACCTAAAGGCCAACCAGCAGAAGATTAACCAGTTCGTAGGTACTCCTAACACCTTCGATACATGGGTCCACGGAGCCACACAGAACCTCACCGATGCGTTCTATCGATCTTTCGGTCCTGAGGATAGTCGTAGCCTTTCAGGCAAGGCTGTGACTCTCACGCCTCTGTGGTTGCTCAATCGTGTCAAGGACCCTATTCAAGCCATCCGTTCATTCACATTCAATGCCAAGCTAGGTCTATTCAATCCAGTTCAATTCATTGTTCAGGCTCAAGGCCATGCGGCAGTCATTGCTCTCGAACCTCGCCATGGTAGCGTAGGTACCTTTGGTGCTATGCTCCATCAGTGGTCTCGTGTTAATTCTAATCCAGAAGTTCTCAAGGCTATGGATAACTATTACACGAAGATGAACATGTTTGGTTCCAGAGCTAAGCCCGGTGAGTTCCTCGAAGCTCGTAAAGTTCTAGCCTCCACAGGTTTTGAACACGTAGCTGGTGAGTACTCCATGGCTGACGATCTCTTGCAGCACAAGTTCATCAAGAATGATTTCGGTAACTTCCTCGATGCCGGACAAGTCTTCTTCCGAGAAGGTGAGAAGTCAGTCCGTATGACTGCTTGGTACACAGCATTCCGTAAGTTCCGTCAGGAGAACCCTGTCGGTGCTATCTCGAAAGCTGACGTAGATAAGATTCTGTATCACGCAGACTTGCTCACGAACAACATGTCAAGAGCTTCTGCGTCTACACTACACACTGGTGTGTTCTCTCCGAGCACTCAGTTCCTATCCTTCCAGCTGAGACAAGCAGAGCTTTTCTTAGGTAAGCGCTTAGGTGAAACCACAGCTGAACGTATGGCTGCCAGAGCACGTCTCGTAAGTTTCTATGCGGGTCTCTACGGTATCCCCAGTGCAGTTGGTGTTTCAGGCTTCCCGTTCGGAGACAGCATACGTGAGTACGCAATCAACAACGGATACGTCGTAGGAGAGAATTACCTGTCATCCTTGGCTATCGAAGGTGTTCCAGCCGTGCTGGGCGCTATGATCGAAGGCGGTGGAGACATGCAGAAGGGTACAATTAAGAACGTAGGCAATCGCTACGGTGCTCAAGGTATTACTCCAATCAAGAACCTCTTCTCTGATGTTCCTATGTGGAAGACTGTCGGTGGTGCCGGTGCATCTACCGCAGTAGACACTTGGACTAGTCTATCTCCTTTCTGGAAATATGCTCGTTCTCTTGTATCGCCAGACGAAGACGGTAATCACTTCAACCTTACCCCATCAGACTTCCTAGGTCCTCTGACTGTTACCTCCACAGGTTCCAGTGCCAAAAGACTTATCGAAGCTCTTAATACTGGTAGGTGGCTGAACCGTAATGAACAGTACATCCAAGATGTTACTGCAGCCGACGCTCTCTTCCGAACCATCACAGGTCTCACAGATCAGATGGCTGACGATCAATACAAGATGTACGAGATGAAGAAAGCGGAAGAAGCCAATCTCAAAGAAGCAACCAAAGAAATAACTAAAGCGTATCAACGTGGTATTGAAGCCATGAAGATCAACGACAATGACACAGCTCAGAAGATGTTCAAGAATGTCCGTATGTTGATTATCAAGTCAGGTATGTCCAACTCCATGGCCAGTGAAGTACTAGCTAACGCCTCACGTGGTTGGGAAGACCAGATCTCAAGAGGGAACTGGAACTTCGGAATGGATCCGGATACTCCAACTGACAAGCAACAGATCCGTCAAGACAGACTAGAACGTCAACTCAAACTAGAAGAGAAGAAGAGACAATAATGGCGAACACCCCTCAGTACGGCGGGTTTAACCCTCAGGTTCCTCCGACACAGGATCCTAACTACCTGAACTACTCTCGCGTAGTAGACGCCCCTCCTGCGGATAAAACCGCAGGTATGGCTATCTCTGCGGTAGGAGACGCCATCACTGGCGTCGTAGGTCTAGCCGACAGTGTCGTCAAAGGTGTAATCGACGATAAGGTACGTATCTCAGTCGAAGGACATAGAGATGCCCAGACTCAAGCTCTGGAACGTATTCGTCGTGAACAGCAGAATGGAACAATCCCCACAGGCTCTCCTGCTGGAGATCTAACCTCCACCGAAGATGGTGTGGAAACAGCCCCCGAGGCTTTGGACAGTTCTATTTCAAGAGCAGAGAATCTTGGTTCAGCTCGTAGTCAAGGTGCCGTTCGTGTCAACGATACTTATTACACAATGCAGCTTAACTCTATTGCCAAGCAACTCCGTGCTCAATATCCTGGCTACCGTGACTACATCGACGAGAAGTTCTCTAAGATTGCTGGCATGGACCCTGCCAATGCGTACTACAAGAACCTGATGCAGGATATCAACACCCGCACTAAAGCTGCTGATACCGCTGAGTCTCGTGCTCTCAAGGTAGGCTACGCTAATATCACTTCTGTTCCAGAGTTGACTCCGTACATCCGAGCTGTAGAGGCTAACGTTCCAGGTGCAGCTGATAAACTTATGATCTATGTAAATGGATGGCACGCTGATAAGGCTACTTTCGATGCCAAACAACGTGCACGCGCCTTACGTAATGATCAGCAAACAGATCAAGCAGACGAAGTACGGACTGACTTCAATAAAGAGTTCGCAGGCACAGTCGATAAGATTGTCAACACTCCTTTCGCTATGACCGGTATGAATGAGCCCGTTACCATGCAGCGTCTCATGAGTGACCATGCATCCGGAAATCTAGCTCTTCAGCCTGAGCAGTGGGATCAGCTACTAGTGAATATGAACAACCGTAAGACTCAGCTAATCAGCTACGGTAAGACTCTCTATGACAGCAGAGACTATGCCACTAAGTGGAAGAACCCTAAGCAAGCAAATGAAGATGTTCAACAGAACTTAGTTGTGGTCGACGCCCTAATCGACTCAATCAAGAACAAAGATGTCGGTACGATGTTTGAAATTCAACGGCGTATTCAGGGACGTAAAGACCAAGCCGAGATGGGAGTTCTTTCCAGCGATCTGGGCAAGTGGCTTCTCGTCAGCAATGCAATCAAGAACAGCGCTGGTGATATCCTCAATAATGAACTTAACCGTCAGATCTTGACTTCAGATGTTCTTCCTAAATATCGAAGTGCTCTAGGAGATATGTTGAAACGTTCTATGGTTCCTGACGACGTTCGTAAGGATGGTGTAGTCAAGTCTCTCTACAATGACGTAGAAACCTTACAGAAGGCTGGCGTTGGTTCCGAGACTAAGGTCTATGACCGTCTATTCGACAACCTAAATAACTTGAACAATCCTAAAGTTCCTCTCAAGGAGAAGCAGGAAATCATCGACTACATGTTCAAGGATAAGAACCGCTTCCTAATGGATAAGTTCAAGTCCGATTACGTCGATCCTCAGGGACGACGTATCCCAGGACGAGAATCTCTGTTCGTACGTCTCTCTTCAGAAGACGTAACTAAAGCAGTTGTAGAAGCAGCTAAGAATAAACCTCAACTTCTGACCCAGTATAAAGATACTCTGGAACAACAGTTCAAGACTATCTATCAAGAAAAACTCTTGGAGATGAATAAGTACACTGATCCTCGTATGAAGATTGGTTGGAATCCTGATACGCGTCAGTTCGTAGTCGAAGCTGCACCTAACCCACGCACCGGCATCGCCCGTGGTGTATACTCAGGTAACTATCAAGTTCCTGAGGCAGTTGAACGTAATATTCGCGCACTCAATTGGGGTCTAGCTAATATGGCTAAGATGCACGATAAGGTTGGATCTGATACTTCAGCTTATTTGGTCAATGCTATGATGCAACTAGGCTACCGTCCGGGTGAGAACACCACAGGTCTACCTCAGCAGATTATGGATAACATCGCCAACTCCAAGAAGAGCTTCAAAACGAGGTTCGAAGAGAGCTACAAATAATGCCTATCTTCATAGACGGTAAAGAATACGAAGACGAACTCGCCCACGCTCTAGGTGTTCCTACCGAGCAAAAGGAAGAGAAATCTTCCCCTGTAGCCCGTCCGAGGGTCTACATACCTACTTCTGAAAATAACGCACCAGCGGGCTCCGTAGAGCCTTCTAGAGGCATTCCAGAAGACGTGGAAGCCAAGGAAAATGCTCAGTTTGTCCCAGGTTTCAATGCAGGCTCATGGTCAGACACTCTGAAGTCTACTTGGGATAATATCTCCAAGCTAAAAGACGTACGTATGACTGACATAGTCAAAGGTATCGCTGACTCTGTTGTATCTTCCGCCACACTTCCCGGAGATGTTCTCTCTGGTAAAGTGCAACCAGGCTCTCAGCAAGAGATAGAACGTGCCTTCGATCTAGCTGGTCTGATGGTCATGGGACCTGCTCCTGTAGCCAGTAAGATGGCTGATGGTACTCTAGGTTCTTTCGCAGGTGTCAGGTCTAAGTCAATAGACAAAGGACGTCTCTACAAAGCTCAAGAGATGGAGATGATGGGTGAACATGCAGACGATATCTGGACTACCACCGGATTCATGCGTGGTACTGATAATCGTTGGAAGTATGAGATTCCAGATACAGGTCTGAAGCTCAGAGACGATGCTTTCGATACAACCATTACTCCGGGCAAGCCTGAGTCAGACCCATTAGGTTGGAGTCACGCTGGAGGCGGAACTCCGGATACAACTACAGTGACTCTCAAACCTAGATCTTTCGACGATATGTTTCCTGCCGAAGGAAATGTTGAAAAGTTCAGAATGCTTCCAGATGTTATTGACCATCCAGAGCTATTCAAAGCGTACCCAGAGCTGAAGGATGTTAAGGTTGAACATCTGTTTAAAGAATCTAACATGAAAGGTTCATACAGCGCTCCACATAAGACTCTTTATCTTCAAGAAGATTTAGATCCAGCATTTGCAAGAAGCGTAATCGCACATGAACTTCAGCATGCTATTCAAAACATAGAAGGGTTTGCATACGGAGGAAATCCCGGTATGTTTACTCCCAGAGAACTTCCTACAGCTGTAAAACAATTCGAAGAGGCCGCCACAGAATCTATCAAACAGATGAGAGAAAAGGGTTTCTCTGATGATACGATTCTGAAGTATAAACAAGCTATTGCTAATGAAGAATCTCTTGCTGATCCCATCTGGGGAACTAGGAATGGAGTTAGATCCAATCTAGAACATACAATTAAAGTCGCTAAGGAAAAGGGAATCTACAATTCTCTCAAGAACATCGTTAAATCTCAGAAACTCATAGATGAAGCTCAGTCTGCAGCTTACGAAAGATATCGCAGACTAGCTGGTGAAGTGGAAGCACGTAATGTACAGACTCGTATTAACTTCAACGATCTAACACGCATCTTAAATCCCGGCAGAGTTACTGAGGACGTACCACGTCATCTTCAAGAGGTCATTTATCCTTAGAACCTATCATAAGTCCTTATAATCTCAACAAGGCATGAAAAAACCCCCGTACCGTAAGGCCGGGGGTTCTTTCGTTTTAGCTACTGCGACCACGCACGGTGATCTCGCGGGCTAAGCCTAGTAACAGTAGCTCAGAAGTTACTGAACAGTGTCAGTTGCCTTCGTCGGCCACCAAGCTTCGAAAGCCTTCAGGGCAGCCAGACCATCCTTCGGATCAGAGATCGCGATGGTGTCCTTGGTGTCCTGATAGACCTTTTTCATCTCCTCCACAGCCTTGCGGTGACCTTCCCAGTCAGCCTCAGGGAACTTGGTGAAGTTGATGCCTTCCATCGGGGAGAAGCAGAAGTCATCGTCGAAGTCGTTGTAGTCATCAGACTCACGATCCTCAACCATACGGTCGAGACGCTTCTCAACCTTCTTGTCGATGGTGAACTCGTCCGCCTTGATCGCAGCGATCAGCTCACGGTAGTTCTTCGGACCGGTCTGAACTCCGATGTTGAAGAACTTGCGCAGTTCGTAGAACTTGTCGCCGAATTCGAACGAACGGTACACAGCATGCAACCGCTTGTTCAGGTATTCACGCTGAGTCGTAACCTCAGACACAGGAGCCGGAGCATCGATCTGGATCGACGGAGCGACGGTGACAGCATCGTAACGCATGGGATTTTTCCCTTCTTCTTTCTTAGGTACCGGTTCTGCTTTGCAACAACCGGGTTTCGCGGCAGTATTGCCTATAGTATTAACCTTCTCTTCGAAGAAATTTCCCATGAAGCTTGAAATTTTAGGGGTAGACATCCACAGGTCCGAGGATGATTTTTTATCACACACTTCTTTAACTCTCCTATAAATCCAGTCGTCTAGAGGTGACCCAGGGTCATCTGTCCAGAACTCACCGTTATTTGAATATTCGTATTTCATGTACCACCAAAAGAAAAGAGGGAGGTTCCTTGCGGAGCACTCCCTCTTAGTTTACCGTAGGCAGATGAGATGCAACCTACGGAGTTGTAACTGCAACCTTAACGGACTTCGTCTTCCGAGAAGGCTTCGTCTTGGACGTAGACGGTGTCGTTGGCTTCGCCAGCTTCAACTTCAGGAGCAATGCCCGGAGTCGCGTCAGCAGGCAGTTCCACAGTGCCGTCAATCGTTTCGAGAGCGATGTCATTCATTTTGTTTCCTTTTCTTGGGTCTGTATGACCTAATTATTTCTTAATATTCTTGCCTTTGTGAGGAGGCTGTCTACGTCTATTAGCAGAGCGTGACCTCACGACAGTCTTAACCTTGTCGAGAGAACCACGTGGATGAAATCCAACGTGATCTAGCTCTTTACCATCCCCCTTCTTCACCTTTCCGTCTCGGATCGCCTGACGGCGAGCACGATTGCGCGCCACACGTCGTTTGATCTGTTCCGGACTGGAAGCCCACTTGGCTTCTTTCTTGTAATTACGATCCCGCCTTACCATTTGCTTTAGTCTTATAGACCTCCTTCTTTACTTTTACGTAGGTGATTTCCATCTCATGCACACCGATTGTAGTCGGGAGCAATTCGATGTTCTTGATTTCCTGATCATCATTGATCAGAGAATTACTGTAGAGAAACTGAGCGAGAGCGTCAACCACATTCTTATGGCTAATCTGCTTCATCATCTTCAGTGTACGTTGCTTAGCTTTCAATTCCCTGTACTTCTCTCCGAGCTTCATCGTCGAGTTCCTTCTCGCGGACCTCTTCTATCGCATGCTGCTTAGCGCGATTAGGACGTCCTTTAGATTTATGAACTAACTTATTCTGCTTGAGCTTGAGACGCTCTGCTCGGTTATGGGGATGGTGTGTTTTGTTCATTCAAAATCTAGTGGTTTAACTTCCGGTACTTCCAAGAAGTCTTCGTCAAGAAGGAAGCGCAGAACATCAGCTTCAGTCAGTTCATTAAAGTCCAGTAGCTCTTCGAAGCTGTAAGTCTCTAGCAGATGTTCTGCTTCTTCGTATGTAGTCAATTAACTCTGGCTTACTTGCCACCACCCTAGGATGAGACAGATGAGAAACATTCCGGTAGCACCTACCACACATCCTGTGTAGTAACCTCGATCATAATCACTCATTCGCCATTCTCTTCATCTGTGGAAGAAGATCTTCCAGTTCTGCGGTAAGCATCACACGACAAGAGTTAATCTTACGATCTTCAGTATCCATCCGCACTGGATGGAACTCCACATCGTTGTTCGATACTTCCTTATAATCGAGGATTTCGAAGAAACGCTTCACAGCGGAAGCAAGGTCAGCGTGGGAAGGAAACTCCCACTTACGTGTCTCTTTGTTATAGCTCATTTTTCACCTCGATAAAATCTACAGCTGGTCCTTGGGTATCGTTGAACACCCCGACAACAATGCGTCCGGTGTGCCAAGCGAAGGTATCCAGATCGGTACGAAGTTCCCACGTGTGAGGGCCATCAGCGAACTGATGGTGTCCGTGGACCACGTGCTTACCCCGGTATCCACCTTTGTCGTTCTTTCCATACAACATCCAGAACAATTGTTGTGGGTCCTGATCCTTAAGATCTAGATCGTCGGCAGGAATACCTGCATGGACGAAGACCTGCTTTTCAGTCTCGTAGAAGACTGGAAGTGAAGCCATCCATTTCACATGTTCTTCGGGAACACATCCAAGATGATAAATCTTGTTGTAGTACTTACCCAGAGTTTTCTGGGCTCCGTAACTTTCCAGAGTAGCGTCGCCACCATTACCAACCCACCAATCTTGATCAGGAACTATTCCTGTAATGGTTTGGACAGCCATGTCTTCGTGGTTGCCTTTTAGGCAGATGACACCTTCAGAATCATTTTGAAGAGACATCAATGTTTCGATAATTTGTCGAGACTTCTTACCGCGATCGATGTAATCACCAAGGGTGATGAAACGACAATCAGAATGATCGAGACCAGCGCAATCGATATAGTCATCAATCCTATCCGTAGCTTTTTCTAGAAGATCGAAGCGACCGTGGAGGTCAGCTATTGCGAAGTATGTTGTCATTTTATCCAATCCTCTGGGATTGATCCTATAGCCCAAGGGAAGCCGTACTTATCGGCCCACTTAATGTATTTCTTATTCTTGGAATAGAATACAATCCGGATGTCTAATTCCGGGTGCATTACTTTCACCGCAACCATTTTACGCATGGCTTCAGGTCTGAAATGCCCTTTAGCTTCTATGTACAGTTTCTTTTTTGGAACATAGAAATCCGGATTGTATGTACCGTAGATTACGTACGGAAGTTTCTCCGTCTCATAACCAAATTTTATCTTAGTCTTCTTGAGTTCGTCGTAGAGACGTTTCTCAAACTTGTTTCGGGGGGACTTCAAGCTCGTTGTTCTTCACAAACTCAATGACCTGATCCCAAGATGTGAAAGCAAACTCATGACGCTCGTATTCCCAGGTGAATTCAGAGCTGTCTGAGTGCTTACGGTAACGGGCCGTTACAAGATACCCGTTCTGAAGGTTTTTAATTTCAATCTCGTAGTAATTCTTCTTATCCATTATCTTCTAATCCATCTATTTCGTCTCTGAACAATTCTTCGAGCTTGCCAAGACGTTTATTAATCTCTTCAATTTCTTTCTTCAATCCTTTAATGGCGAAGAAAGCTGCATTACCTAAATTCTTTTCAGCCATTTATTAATTATAAACTACCTTACCATTCTTGTCAACTTCCGTAACATCCGGCTTCCTTACGACTTTGGTGAGGAAGGTTGGTCCGCTTGCGTAGAGAAAGGTACGTAAGTGTGGCCAACAGAGATACTTTTGTGGGCTGTAGCTAGCTCTAGTGCCCAGTTTAATATTTCCGGACTTACCGTCGGGTACTGTTTCGCAAGTACAAGGTGGAGGTCTATCAAGAGCGACGACGTCTTTATAAGTTCTGATTCGTTCTCTAATACTGGTTTCGCGTAAAGTATGCTCATATAATGCTAAATGTCCTAATGTTTTATCGACTGCGAGGAGGTACCCCTTGTTCTTCACCCGAACAAGAGGGTCCTCACGGGATGCCAACAGATAACCATCAAGCTGGTCCAGATAACCAAAAGGGTCGTCTGTACGGATAGAGCCTGACTGGAATTTTTTGAAGCCCAAGCTACTAGTAGACTTGACGTCAACGATGCAACCGTCGATGACGCAATCGCGGTGACCGCGTATACCATCAACCCAAAGTTCATCTTGCTCTCCTGTTACTTCGTGGCCAGATGCTTTGGCCATCGCTATTACAAGCGCTTCGATAATGTGTCCGTAGGTGTATTTAATTCTGGCGTGGGCTGGGAGTCTTTCGCCATGTTCTGGTGAATGAATAGAGTGCCACAGTGCGCAGTGGCAGCGTGGACCCATCTGTGATAAACGGAGACGAGGAACTTGGTCTGTGGATCCAAAGTTTTCCACAAGTCTTGATCCCAGTTCTCCACTAAACTCTTTAGCGAGGGCTTCATCGAACCACCCTTCCCTCTTTCCAACTGTATCGTAGATATCTTCTACTAATGTATAAATTGATTTCATTATGTACCTAAGTGTGGGTGGAGCTTATCGCTTACAGGGCCACCACCCACGATTATTTAGTGAGGGAAGATCATCTTCAGAACGAAGCCAGCGCCGAGGACACCGATGAACGGACCTGCGGTCACGAGCAAGAATGCACGCTGGAACGTGCTCAGCTCAAACTTGTCTTCTTTCTTCTCTTCCTTCTTCATCATCTTTTCGATCTGTTCCTTCGCCTTCTTGATACGCTCCGCTTTCGCTTCCAGTCGGAGGTATGTTTCAGCGAGATCAAGATCATCGTCTTCCCGCTTCTTACGACGATCACGTCGTACGGGTTTCTCAGCCTTCGCTTTGAAGTTGCTGAGATAGTCCATCACGTAAATAAGATCCTTACCGTTCATGGTCAGTCTCCGTGATTGGGGGCTTTAACGCCCCTTCTTGTTAAGGCGGCTGAGGGTTTTGCGGGCGGAATTGCCCGGATAGTTCTAACATCTGAAGCCCTCCATCAGATAGAACACGCTGATCTGGCGTGAATGAAATTCAGTTTCGGACGAATGGAGCAGGAGTTTCCGTGTGCTGGTGATTGTTTTCACAATCTACTATCTAGCTATGTAAGAAGCCTTGTCCACACATACTACCTCGGTTCGGCTATCGTCAGCGCCATCGCGCAAGATCGCACCTAGCTTTCAAACATCGTTGCTCGCTTCATCGGGACCGCTGTCTCTACCAGACTGGACTATCCCAGACGGCTGGTCTGGATTGTTACTACAATCATGGTTGATCTTCCGATTAGGCCCTGCGAATGTACGCAGTAGTTCATGCACCCCACGATAAACCATCGCTGTGCCATCGTCAAGTACCGTTTCACCGGCTCATCCCACCTAAGGTTCGCAATGACTTCCGTTTCACCAACGGAAGGTGGCTTAAATGACGACTGTGTGCTGCTAAAGCGCAGCGTGCCAAGGTTCCTGAGTAGGAGTGTATACTTGGACAGATGCTCCTCCTTCAAAGGGAGGGACGGCTACCTGCAAGTAACGGTCCTTCAGCAGTGCTGTGGCTCGGATTGAGAGTCCGAGTTAGGCTTAACCTTTAGAGCAAAGAAACGGTTGCCCTTCCCCGTTGCATATAAGAGCGCTTACCTTATGGTGTCATTTCCATGTGTCCACAATCCAAGAGCGGTGCTCGACGCCGCATAAGCTTCTTTTCACGGAAGCCGCATAACCACACAAGCGATCCATACCAACACTAGAACGTCTACACCTAGACTAATCCCTGCAGAATTGCACCGAAACCAACCCCCTTGGATTGGGCGTGACTGCCACGGACTCGAACCGTGCGGGAGTTCTTTGTGCTCATTCCTCTCAGGTCTCGTTCCTCAACCCTTCCCCTGATCCCTTTCGAGAATTGGGTACTCAGCTTTCGCTGTGGCGGTGTCGAACCGCATCGCAACAGAGGGGTAGAATGAGAGATCATGCATGTTTTTTCTGCCATCTTGACTTGTTTCGTTTGTCCTTCACCACGTTGAGGTACCAATGGGTCCGCGTGGCTGACACTTTGTCAGGCTGTACCTGACTAGGGCTAACACACTTATCCTGTTTGATCTGACCGGCTAATGAGACCGGCGCATTCGGCTTACGCTCATCTATTTGCGCACCCAACCATTAAAATACGTGTCGCACGTATCCAGTTTGAAACCACAAGGATTTCAAGTCTGGTGTCCCTCTGGGCCTATTGCGGACTATAACGTCTGTCAACGGATAGACTGCTTCAGCGGATCATGCCTTGTTAGGGGTTACGATTATTCTGACGACAGCTCCGGGCTATTAATCTACCCGACCAAGTATCGTTTGCTCTTTCCGTTGGAAGGGAAAGAGACGCGACATCAGGCTCCGATCACAACTCGGAGTTGCAGATTACACCTGTTGAAGTCCATTTCTGGATCATAGGCTCACCTCCACGAGGGACCTACTTCGTGATTTGTGTCACCTGAAGGGTCATTATGACCTAAGAGGGTGGACCGTTAAGCCCACCCAGAAGTAATTATCCACCGTTCGTCAGAGCGGAGGGAAATTCATAACCAGCCCCGATCTCGCCAGTATGAGTACGAGCAACAGGCTTCTCGTTCGAGTAGTCGTGGCCCGGTTTCTCCGGTTCCAGCTGAGGGAACTTCGGCTGTGGGACGATCGGCTCCGTGATCAACGGAGGACTGGCCTTCCGAACACGGGTGATGGTTTCGAGGACGAAGCCTTCGATCGAGGACGATTTCTGGTCCAGCTGTTTGCTGACCCATTCGATAGCTTCAGCTTCAGTGCTCAGAGCCTTGCTGAAGACACCGCTGCACATTCCGACATATTTCACAGACGTGGTGCTCAAGTATATATCCTCCTATGTGGCAGTATTGCCAAATAGAAAGGGAGACCGCAGTACATCCGTGCGATCTCCCTTTGTTCTTGTGGACTAGGCTTTATCAATGCCCGCCAGTATGAACTAAATCCTTCTTCAGCAGCTGTCGTCCTGAGAACTGGTTACAAGCAACCAGTGTTTCACATTTCTGCGAAACCCAGACATATGACAGGTTTTAAGCAACTTTTAAGGCTAAACTCTGAACGTTAAAGTTTTTAAACTTTGAACTTTCAACTCTTAGCTTTGATCAGCAACCCCGTAGGGCGTGCGTTTCATATGCCAATGAAATCACCGATTAAAGGTCGGTAAGAGTTTGCCTGCTGTTTTCCCACTTCGCTGAAGAAGGATATTACGTTAAGACGTGATGGGCGGTCCGTACCGTTCTGCCACACGGATCAGCGCAGCAACTGGAGTAACTTGGTTCGCCACCCAAGTGTCGACTTTATTTACACCACGTCTTAATTAGTTACGCAACCACCACGGTCGCGTTCTTGAGTGAAAGAAGTCCGTCGAGTTGGCCGAGGATTGACTTGACCTTCTCAGTTGACTTAGCCAGATCGGACTCATTGACGCTGACCACAATGTCAAGAGGCTTCTCAGGAACATTGTCCCTCCCGTATGTAGGCTGCTGCCGAGAGACCTGCTGCCGTGCCTGAGTTAGGCGAGAGCGTAGGCCATACAGGAATTGTTCCTGTCCGGGAGCAACTTCACGACGCCATACCAGCCAGTCAGCAATGGAACGTTCATCACCTTCGATGGTGATCTTCGTTTCCTCATTGGCCTTCTGGATAGAACGACGTAGTTCGACAATACGGTCTTCGAGGTCGGAGATAGCCTGCTGCTCAGCTTTGACAGCCTTGACAGAGCCACCGTCCTTCTCGAGAGGATCTTTCATAGTCTCAAAACGCATCAGATAAGTAAGAACAAATTCACGCTTCGACTGGAGGCGCTTCTCAATGGTCTTGATTTCGGCTAGGGCTTCAGTAATCGTCATCTTTAATCTTTCTTATTGTTGTTGAAAGGCTTGGTAGGGTTCCAGACCTACATTTCCGCTTTATCAATGCGTTGTTCTTAGACCTACGGTCACATGTTGAACTACAAGCCTTAATGTATTACCAGACTGGTTCTGGTTGATCTTTAAGTCCATCCACTTTGTCGGCTTCATCGGGTGTGAAGTCCTTCTCAGGATTGAACTCAATTAGGTTGTCCACACGTACAGCCTCAAGGCGAGCAGCTTTAGCTTTGCCACCGCCGGGTGTACCGTGTTCGTACACATCAAGCTTCAGAGTGATGTCTGATCCGTTGCCAATCTTCTTTCCATCCAGTGGTTTGCCATCTTTGTCGATGACTTCCGGAGGAGTGAAGGCTTGCACCTTACCACGCATCATCTTACTCACAGGACGTCGAAACTTGGTGTAGTAACCGTCGTCATCCTTCTTGAGTGTGTTCTTCATCCCTTCTGCCTGAAGGTCTCTGATAATCTCTAGAGACTTGGCATCGGGATGAAGGGTAGCAGACCAGCAGTCCCACTGATCTGGGGTCACTGCCCTAACCCAACTACCCTTACCCGAAACATAAACAAAAGTTTTAGCCATAAATATTAATCAATTTCCTCGATTGTATCGATCTCAAATGAGACGAGTTCAGAACCGTATGTGTCCTGAATAAATTCCTTGGTAAACTGTTCCGCCTGATCGCGGTCATCAGCTTCGGTGGACATTCCTTCACGTGTAGTCACAGTATAATCAATAGCATACATAGTCATTTGTTGTCAATATCCTTTAATGTGTAACTGACCAATTAGTTCCAATTGTATAATCATGGTGATCGTCATTCCAATAACTTCCTGCCAATGGGCATTTCAAATTAAGTTCTTCTCCTACTTCTTTCAGACTGTCAGCTTGCATCTTAGCGATTGCAATGGCTACGTCCATATTATTCGGACACTCAGTCTGCCATTCATCATGAACAAAGTTAACTAACTTAGCGTCGTATTGACTAAGGGAAGGATGCCACTTTAACGTGGCACGCTTCATTACTACAGCTTCTCCGTTTTGGAGGTAGCCAGACATCGCAAGGTGTTTGCGGGCACCGACGGTATCCCCTGGTATACGAACTGCACGTCCGTCAAGTCCAACGAACCATCCTCGTTTCGCGTCAGCAGGTATGATCGTTTCTTTAAGCTCTGCAAATCCTGTGTATCTAGCCAGAAGTCTCTCATAAGCTTCCGCTGCAGATCGCTCATCGCAGTCAAGGATTTCCTTAAGCTTGGCCGAACCAGCACCGAGAAGGAGAGCATAGATATATCTCTTGGCTGCGGCTCTACTCTTACAGACAGATCCAAGAATGGATTGGTTAAGGCTGTGTGGGTCACTCTTATCCTCCTTCTTACCTTTGACCAATGCTTCAGTAAATTCAGGGTCATCGATGTAATGGGCGAATATTCGCAGTTGAATGCCTTCGGCATCCACGCCAACAAGAAGTCTATTCTTGGGGGCACGCCACAAAGACCTAAGTTCTTTACCGTACAGCTTCTTCTTGCCAGCGGTATCGAATTCATTCGGGATGTTAGCAGTATTGGGATTTTGGTGCGCCATCCGGTGGGTCCAAGCTCCGATGCCGTAGAACTTACCGTGGATACGACCATCGTCTTGGACTAGGTCCAGCCATTCGGTAAGAGTACGGCGTCGGGCTTCGAGCAGAATTCGCTTCGCTAGGAAGCGTGCGGGAGGGGGCGCATCTGCAGGGAGGGTGTCGAGGTTGGCTTCGTTTACTTTCCAGCCAGTCCTCTTCAGATCATTAAGCTTAGTATGTAACAAATTAATTCTTAAGTCAACCTCGGTAGAACGTTGTCTCTGGTATTTCAGCTTCTGAAGTTCACGTTCTGCCTCGATGTGCGTCTTAGTCTTGTCTATCGGCTTCCAACCAGACTCATTCAACACCTGAATGATTTGCTTGTGGCTGCTGGGATTGAAAGAGACTAGCTCCTTCAGTTCGTATTCCTTTCCAACTTCGTAGTCGGAGATATTATCCCATAACCGACGCGGAACCGACGTCTTGGAAATAGTTCCAAACTTAGTTGCCTTAGGTATAAACGTACGTAGTACTACTTCCTTAGGTTTAAATACTTCTAAGATTTCTTTATCTAACGTACTAAGTTGTTCTTCTACCTTACGTAGTAAAGCTTCAGCCTTAGGTTTATCAAAGTAGAAACCGTTAGCTGTAAGGTTATTAACTACAGTATATTGGAACGTATGTTCGGTTTCTATGCTATTCTTACGTACGTCGTTAGACAGGTACCGTAAGTACTTAAGGTATATCTTATGGGTAATATCTACGTCCCGGATACAGTACTCTTCCATTTCGGTAGAATACTTACTCCAGTCTGTGAACTTACCTTTTTCTAATCCGAACTCTACTCCGTAATCCTCGACCGAGTGTCCGCTTCGAGAGTAGTCGACAAGCTTACTAACGACGAGCGTATCGATGCAATCTCTTCCCACGTCTTCTCGGACAATCCCACACAGTACGTTAAGCACCGGTAGGTCAAAACCAAGCAGATTATGTCCAATGATAAGCTTGCAACCATTGATAAAGCTAACAAATCTATTTCTTTCTATTTCATTCTCAGTGACGTGTCTGAATATGTGATACTCGTTGGTATCAATATCCTTACAGACCGCCACCCAAATCTTATCCGGGTTCAGGAGTCTGTTACATTCAATATCCAAGACGACGCGCATCAATAAGTATCTTCTCTAATTCTTCTAAGGTTGCGTCACATTTCAGTCGGTTTGCCCGATTACTTATGACTCGAATATTATCTTTTGTATAGCCTTTTGTATTGTCAATACGATCTAAACTAGGACTGTCGTTGTGCCAGCCACTTCCCTCGTTGCGTTTTATAGGTATGTCCAACACAGGACATACATCAGGAATAATTATATCCTCTTTGTTTATGTTGAACTCTAGGCTGTCTCTTTTAGCGCGACATTTAGCTCCCGTGTACATCAGATACTGTTGACTCCGTGCGCGCCAGTCTCTGAGATAATCTTTTCTATCAATTACTACATTCATGAAGCTCAGTATATCCTAAAGCTGGCCCGAAGGCCAGCGGTATTTATCGCGGGGTAATTGCTGTCCCGCAGAAGGTACTTCCGAGCAGGCTCACACAACGTGTGTCCCACTGTTTCGAAGCAGCCAAGAGGACCAAGCCTCCGGCCACCACTGCGGCAAACACAATTGCAAACTCGCGCATTCAATCTCTCCTGTTTGAAAGTTACGCTGCAGTTTTCCCCAACACCTCGTTGAAGAAAGACCTAAGAACCTGAGTCTCCCGGTCGATCTGAAGATCGAACTTACCTCCTTGGTTCCTCTCTTTCATGTATGCAATCGAACCCTTGATGTTGTTCATCACGATTGCGTTAGCCGGGTCCAGGTAAATCACGTTGTTCATTATCAGTCTCCGTTTCTTCTTCTTCCTGATCTCCGTCAGGTACTGGTAGTGGATCGAATGCATGGAACAGTTCCATCATATTCGAAAACTTCTTTGTGTCAACGTCGAGAATATTCTGTTCGCCTGTGTTAGCGTTCTCTTCGACGATCACACGAGCCTTACCGTTCCAGCCTCCGGCAAAGAACTGTAGGACTACGAAACTTTTGGACTCCTGTCCGTTAGGCAGGAACTTAGGAGCAGCCAGGAAACGGGTGTTGAATGGAAGGGTCTTCAACCAATCCACGCCTCCATCTTCACCGTCTTTACCACCCTTAATGACCCTCAAACCCACTTCAGGGAGAGTCTCGACGTTCTCCTGCTCTTTTTTCACTGGTATTATCCTTATTAGAATGCCATTTAAACGGCCTAGGAAGGCCGCTGGTGCGTTTAAATACAAATTAGGTACCTACCCACCGGGGAAGGTACCATTTATTAACTTTTACGTACTTCTTTGAGCTTCCGGAGAGCCCTGAATATGTAACTCTCTGCCGTGAGTACGTCCACAATAGCGGACTGTACTTGCTGAGACGCAACGGCAGAGGTTGTGAGTGTTCGAGAGCGGCGGAGGGTAGTCTCAGACTCACGTAGTTGACGGCGAATACGGGCCAGACGAACGATGGTAAGTTTAGCGACCATTATTTCACTCCGTAAAGCTCTGCAATGGGACGGACCTTCTCACGATCCACTGCTATTCTTTTACCTTGGATGGTTTCGATGGTACAGTGTTCACCCTTGATCTCAACTAACTTGCCTACGATACCTCGGTTCTTCCCGTATAGCTCGTTGACCCAAACTTCGTTGTTGATGGTGAACATAGCGCCTCCTCAGTCTTCTTCCTCCACTTCTTCGATCGAATAGATCTCAATCTCAAAAGCTTCGGCAACCTTCTTAGCTTTCTCGAAAGCCTTGTCGAAATTGTCAGCCTGCACTTCGAAGTACATGGCTCCGGTTATTTCTCCGATGGCTCCGGAGTCTAACCCACACACTGTGCGTGAGGCTCTCACAGCCCACGATTTTGAGGGATGACTCTCAGTCATGGCAGTCTCCAATCAATAGTTTCTTTACCACACTTGACCAGAAGATCATTTATGGTTGTGAAGATACGCGAGCCGACGAAAGGTGTTTTGGAGTTGAGGGAGCCCCGGGGAGATGGGTGGCTCGTGCAAATCGTAGGGCACGTGGCGACCGGAATGCTTTCCAAGTACCGTCGGGCAACTGACCCCAGAAGACAGAAGACCGTGGGCCTTTCTGCCAGCCGCTGAATGATTTCCTTTGTAAGATATGCGTATTCGTCCCAGTCGTGAGAAAGCGATTTGCCTGCTTCGCAAGTCGGGATTGCGTTCCAGAGCAGCACGCCTTGATTTGTCCATTTGGAGAGATCCCCAGAAGTAGGGGTCGGATAGCGAAGGTCCTTGGAATACTCCATAAAAATTTGTCGGAGTGTAATGGGATACTCTCCACTTGGGAACGATGCGGGGATGGAAAAGGCTGTGCCTGTGGCGTATCTGGGGTCTGGGTAAGGATCCTGACCAATGATGCAAACTCTAACATCATCGGGATGGAGAGCCCGGAGAGGAGAAGTAAGGGCCAATATTCCGCCAGGGTTCCAACGACCATTTGCAATCTCCAGATCACGCAAGCGTTCTTTGCACACTTGCCATTCGCCTGAGTCCCAGAACTTCAGCTGCCAAGGATATCTCATGGCTTCTTCTCCGATACTTTAAGTCTGAAGTATTCTCCAGAGTTATTCTTGAGCAAATAATAAGCGCCGTCGTTTCCCTGGAGCTTGGGATAAAACGACACAGACGCGTAATTAAGGATTATGACAGGTTTCCCGTCCTCAACAGCGTCTGAGCGTGTGTCACCGAAGACAATTCCCTTTGCAATCTTGCCTGGGATGTCAAGCTCCCATTGCTTCAAGTCGGCTACTATCTGTGGAAGAGTGATCCTTTTGGCTGCCATGGCTATCCCCCATATCCTCTGCGAGTGTGTACGTAATAGGATCGAACAAAAGTATACCAGCTGGACCAGTGCGTCCGCAGAACCTATTCTTGGAGATCATGAGATGCGTACATCGACGCACCACAGGATCAATGGCTTTGATGTCTCTAGACAGATCGATCCGTATGTCAGCTACCTTGCTGATATTACGAGAGCCACGAGTTAGACCATCGTCATTGACATGGCTGACCAAGATCAATGCGAAGTCTAACTCCTTGACCATCATTTCCAGACGGGTGCTCAGGTAGTCGAGGGCGGTTGTTGCTTCTTTCCCCCCAAGACCACTAACAACCATAGTGATATGATCGAGAAGAATATAACGACAAGCACGACCCACCACGAGAAATCTGATAGTGTCCAGAATAACATCCGGATCGTCTGAGCCAAAATGGCTATACACATGTAGGCGATCATCCGAGCCAACCACGTTTCGTAGGGCAGCAGATGTTCTCGCAGCGCTGACGCTAGAGTCAGGCAGGTGTACAGGAGTCCTGAGTTCAATTCCCGCAAGTGCTTGAAGATGTCTTCGCTTCGGCTCTTCCAAGAAGATGGCACCAACTGCATCATTCGTCTCCGTCAAAAGATGATGTTCAATGGCATGCATGACCTCAGTCTTACCGACACCTTCGGGAGCCGTGATCAACACGGACTCACCAGTACGGATACCGTAGGTCATGAAGTTCAACGTAGGCCAAGGATAGCTTACGCCAGTCTTAGGTACTTCCTGAAGTATCTTGTCGAACACATCTAGCGACGACTCAATAGATGCAGGAAGGAACTTCTTCGCGTTGGCGAATAGCGTTGCTAGTTCGCTGGTTTCTCCGTGTCGGAGATAGTCGTTGGCATCTTTTCGATCCAGACCCGGAAACTTGAGTTCATACACTTTGTTGAAGTCGAACAGACTTGCAACAGCGCTCGCTGCGTCACGACCAGGCTCGTCTCCATCGAACGCGAGATAAATGCGGTCGAACGAGTTAAGCCAGGATCTTTCCACGCTGCAATCAGACCGAGCAGTACTAGCGCTGTGAACAGAGACGACAGGAACCCGAGTAACCTGATACAAGCTGAGAGCATCTAATTCCCCTTCCGTGATTATGACAGCCTTATTGCTGCCTGCCGCAAACTTATTACGACCAAATAATCCAGACTTACCGTATGTCCCACCATCAGGTGAGTCCTTAGTATAGAAACCCTTCTTATCTAAAAATCTATATTTAGTTGAGCCGTTAGGCATCGGGAACCGTAGCTCTACAGGCTTACCTTCTGAATTAATCTTAGAAGGACAGTCATAGAACCTAAGTGTATCTTTGGTAATACCTCTTAGAGGTACATATTCTAAAGTAAAATCAGTCAAATTATCCGTCTCAGTATCTGCAAAATTATGGTAGTTACAACTATAGCAATGACCGTGCCCATCTTCATAGATGCAATAAGCATCTGAGCTAGTACAAGACGGGCACGGTATGTGTCGTTCAACGATTGTGTCTGTGGGGCTTCTCATAAGGATGGACCAGGTTGTAGTACTGGCGCAGCCACTGACGTCCTACGAACGCAGTGGATACCCAGACAGGGGAGAACATGAAACCCCCGTCGAGCAGATCATTCCAGTACTCGGGTATACCTACGTACATCCAAGCTTCGACAATGTGTATTCGTTCGGGGGATAGTGCTCCCTTTTTACCTTGGAGCGCAGGTGGAAGTGTCTTACCGCGTACATCACGGTAGTCTTCGCGTGGCATCTCTCGATATGGAACCAAGAGTTTGACACGTTCACGACGGAATTGTACTCCATTCTGTCGCAGTCTGTCAAGTTTCATGAAGTGTGAGGACTCGACAACGTGGAGTTCGCCCGATATCTTGCAGCTAGCAACATACGGGATAACCGGGGTTAACTCGAACTCAGTACGGTCCGAGCGAAGAGGAATGTAAGTGGTCTCCACCTTACCGCCGGGTAGTTCAACACGACGTTGATAGAACTTATAGTTCATCTGGGTGAAGGCACGGTTGGCTGCTTTCGCAGACACCTCCTTGATGAAGGAGTAACCATCCCAATCATGCTTCATGTCGTCGCAGACGAACAGCAGTTGGTACTGCGAGAGTTCCAACGCAGCAATGTCAGGGGTGAATTCTGTGTTCCAGAGAGTTTCTTTGAGGAAGTACTCATCTGGCCAGTGAGGCAGTAGCTTTGAAAACATGGGACTCTCCTGTTGAGCGGAAGGAACTCCCGATGACCGAAGCCACCGGGAGTATTGTGCGGAGCCTATGGAGAGTTAGGCTGCCTTCCGGCCAAGGAAAGACTTCTTCGCAGGAGCGGACGGAGCTTCCTGCTTGGTAGTTTCCTCGGTCTTGGGAGCAGTGTCGACGATGTCCTTCGCCGTCAGTGCTTCGTTCACAATGGCCATACGGCGCATCTCGAAGAATGCCAAGAGGGCTGCCTTCGGCACCCGCTTGAACAGTTCGTTGACACGATCAGCAGGCCACTTGAACATTTCCTTGGAGTCGAACCCAAGCTGCTTGGAGAAGGAACCGTACTTCGCCTCCATCTTCTGCAGATCCTGCGGCTTCGGCATGGCCTGGGAGTTGAAGTCGAGGTGCAGCAACAGGAAGTCCGTTGCCTTCTCCTTCTCCTCCTTGCCGAGGATCATCAGGTTGGCTTCGTGTGCAGCCACATCGGTAGTCTTCCGATCCTTGGTGCCCGGAGTGGCCACGTCCTTCGGCTTGTTGTCGACCACCGTCTCGACCTTCGGCTGCTCAGGTGGCAGCAGAGAGTCGACACGACGCATCTTCTTCCAGCCGCCGGGGAGTTCACCGTTGCGATGCTTCTTGATGAACTCCTGCTTCTGCCGATTGTTCAGCGTGGTCGGGATGGTGACCCAGTTGAACTGGTTGGTAACCGAGGTCTCAGTCTTGTCCTTCGGCTCTTCCTTCGGCTGGTTCTCGATCACCGACTTCACGGTGTGAACACCGTTCGAATCAGTGGTGATCGTCTCCTTCGCAGGTGCCTGTTCAGCAGGCTTGTTGCGACCGAGGAAAGACTTCTTGACAGACGTGGCTGCTGCCACAACCTGCTGAGTTACCGTGGCCTTGGCAGGTGCGCCAAAGTCACCGACCTGGGACGTGGATCCCCAGTCGAACTCCTTGCCGAGAGTATTCTCCCCGAAGGCCACGACGTCGCCTTCACCGGGGAGGAAACAAAACACACCGCGATGAGACGCAGTGTTCATCAGAGTCTTCTGGAAGAGACTGTCGCTGAGTTCCGCGAAGAACTTCTCAGGATCACCACCGGACATCTTGAAGTTGCGTCCGATCTGCGGAACGATGTGATCGTTGCGCATGGTGGCAGCGTCAGGAACGAAGTCGCCTTCCCAGAAACAGGCGAGAACATCTTCGTCGTCGATCTTGTAGACGATCGGCTGGATGTCGTCACTGCTGACTTCACCACGTCCGAACCAGAAGATAACGACATCGTTCTCGGTATCCTTCTGGATATCCATGAGATCGTCGATGCTGGCCGGAGACGAAGCGTGCTCCGAGTGCAGCAAAGGTGTGCCATCGTCCGTCTTGCCTTGAATGGCAAAGCCGACGCAAGTCGTGTCCTTCAGAAACTCCAGCAGAGCTTCCTTCGGGATTGACTTACCAGCTTTCTTGTAGACGATGGTAGCGGGGCGTAGGTTTGACATACGATTTCCGTCCTTCTCTGTTGAATGTCAATTAGGCCGCAGCAGTCTTGCGAGCGAGGTAACCCGCTCCCAATCTTCCTTGTTTCTGGTGGCTTCCCTTGTAATCTGGGAAAGGGACCAGAGTCAGTTCCTCGCCGGGCTTGGGACCGGGGATGACAATCTCTTTCTTGATGGCAGTGTATGCCTTCTTGAGAATAGATTGCCGAATGGCTTGCGGATGCATGACCTTCGGTCGAAGTTCACCATTCGAAAGATAGTGTGCCAGCTTACGGTATTCCTGCTGCACCTCAAGACGAGAGAGTTTACCCTCGAACTCAAGTTGCTCAAGCTTTTCCGTCAGAGCATCGGCCACCAATAGCTTTCGATACTGGATCCTTTCTTCCCTAGTCATGCGCTTCCCTCGCCGTAGCCTGAACCTACGTCGCGCCATGTAGCTGACATGGAGCAAGCCCATGATCAGCAACACCCCTAACGCGACGCAGAGAACAAATGCCATCTGGTATTGATATGCCAGACTGGTCATGTAGTCCGTAGCTCCCAAGAGCCTATTCAAAACCTCCTTCATTCGATACTCTCCGTGGTCATTATAACCAAAAGGGCGTGTGTAGAAAAGATCGAAAAAATCTACACACGCCAGTTGTCCACCGGTGCCAGAATTTAACCGATGAATACGCAAAGAAAAAGCCCACGGGAGCGTCGGGGGAACGCTACACCGTGGGCATACAAGCAGCTAGGCGAGGGGGCGGGAAACCTAGCTGCTATCTGAAATGGAACGAACCTCGATCCAAGTAACCTTGTTCATGTTCCACACTTGCAGAGCACGAGCCTTGCTTGGGTACGAGATTGACCAGCGAATTGTCTTCTTCTTGAAGTCTTCATGGCACAGACGAAACTCAGTGTGATCCGAGTTCCGATACAACATGCACTTCTGATACATGTTGCTGATGATTGCGTAACCGATCTTGTCGTGATAACCGGCGGCTTGGAGAGCCGTCAGTTTCTCTCTTATTTCCAGCTTGCCGGGAGGCACATTCTTGAAAGGCGCATTGTCTTCCAAGTGCTGGAGGTACGCAGGATCGAACGCCAAGGATACCGTCCGGGCACGATACTCGGACATGACAAATGTATTTGGTCCCTGCCCCACAGGGATGTAGTCTGAGCTGTAACGTTTCGGAGCAAGACGCTTCATGCGCTTCATCTTGTTTCGCTTCGCTTCCATGGATCGGTTGGCCATTGGATTTCCCCTTTTGCAGTGTATCTATATTGTTACACACTTATCTCCTTAGGTCAAACGGATCAGATCCTTAGTATGGAACCAAACCAAGACGCTACCGCCGAGCAGGGCCCCACAGACGGCACCGAATAAAGCCCACACCAACGCGCCTAAGCCCTTATGATAGGTTATTTGCCCCTGTTCAAGGACTTGTCGGTCCATCGTAGATACCTCATTAGCGTGTATCCACTCGACCTTTACAGGCGGAAAGAGTTCCGCTTGCGTCCAGACGTACCTGCTTGCTGCTTCAACCTGCGACGGCGAGACCACCCAATCCCAGTCCGTTGCTTTGGCACCCGTATCAAAGACGGAAAGAGGCTTGGCGACAGGAACATGAACAACAGCCACATTCCGAAGATTATGCTTAGTACGATGTCGGCGTCTGGCATCTGCATCCCCTGTGCTGAGCGTGAGTGTGAGTGCGGCAAGAATGCCGAGTGCAATGATCTTACGCATGTCAGTTCCCCGAGTGATAGTAGTTGGTGCGGATGGTTGGGTCTTCCTTGCAGAACTTCTTCTCTGCTAAGACCACGGCCATGTTGACGTGACGGGAGATATCCTTGCGCAGCAAAGGTATCTTCGTGTCAATTACCTTCTCTTTGAAGGCATCAAACACGACGATGGATACATCCTGTGCAACGATGGTCATCTCCATCACATGAATTAAGTCAGGAAGAAACCACTTCCTCCGATCATTGGTGTTGACCATGATGCGGGCTGGGTTGATCTTCTCGAAGTATTGCGCCTGTGGTAAGAACGGTGTCATGCCTGCCTCCTCAAGAATGTACGCTTCGGTTCAAGAACACGCACTGGCTCTTCAGTACCCCGTACCAGTGCATATTTCAGATCCTTCAGGTCTACGAAGCAATCGACCTGACGGCGGAGTTCATCCGCAATCATCGGAGATTGGCCAGTATCTCCGAGCGTGGAATATGCCGTAACTCGTATGGCCTTGCGCTGCAACCATTCAACAAGAGACCTAAAATCTCCGTCGCCTGTAAACAGAGCAATATCAGTAACATAAGAATGAATATCGATAGCGGCGAGGGCAAGTTCGATATCCATGTTTCCCTTGATCTTCCGGCCACCTTCCTCATTGGTCCACTCCCTCGTGGGTTTCTGGATCACAGTCCAGCCGTGAAACTCAAGATGATCCACCATCTTGCGAAGATCAGAGTACTCTGTCTTGGGAGGCAGAGCAGTGAAGTAACACGGGCGAACAACCTCACCCCAACGATCCAAACCAAGCAGCTTGTCGTAGTCCATCGAGAACTTGAGCTGCTTACACGCCGCATAATTATTCGCACCATCCACAAGGATGGCAGTGCGTTTCTCAGCCATCGTATACCCCGTATGTAATGTGCACCAGTACTACCTCACTGGTACGCAGGTTCTGTATGTACTCAAACGCATGCCGCAGCTACTACAGTGGGTGTCGTAACTCATGCGCCTCGCTCCCTTCCTGTCTCGTCACTAACAGCGGTCATGGCTGGCTCCAGTCGTTGCCGTACCTGGTGTGGCGGACTTCAAGCGAATTCATCACGGCGATCTGATTAACCACGGATGGCGACACAGCGGCCCCTGAGTTCTCATGCCGAAATCCGGTCGCATGGCACCAATCGCACGGGCCAGTCATCGACGGGGCGTCGCAATACCATTGTTTGCGCTTACCGTTCCCTCGGCACGCCCAGCACATCGTCACGCCTACCGGCAGTCGAAACTCAATGTCTTGGGCGTCAAGGTTCGGCGCTTCAATGAACACCTCAATGCGTTCGCTCATCTCACCGTTCCTCCACGCTGTACGGGGCTGGATCAGAAAAGCCGTCACGAGGCGATAATCCCGCGCTACCGGCTCGACGCGTCTCCGCAACTGCTGTCATACGGAGTGCTCCTTCGTCTCATTCTTGAGATCGCAAAAGGCATCGCGAACCTGTTTACGTGCTTCGACAATCCGTTCGTGGTAATTCGCATGCCTGATAACAGGCACAGGATGATTAGGAGGATAGTCTCCTCTCTCGTAGTGTTTGCAGGTCTCGCACTGCCCCAACTTAGCGCAACTAAAAGTTGGAAAGATTTTGTGGTCTAATAGACAGTAATACATCTTACCCCCTTGGATTGAGTATCTTATAACCTCTGATGGAACGAGGATGCATACGCGTACGACGTCCGCCAGAGTTAGCGTCGTACACCATCCACACATCACCCTTGATGTGGTATTCCAGACCGAACACATGGCCGGGACGATACGCAACCATGCCTGAAGCAGGCGTAGTCTGAGGGAACTTCCTCGGCCAGTTGGAAGTCAGCCACAGGTCACGTATTGGTTTTCCGAACAAGTGGACAGCTAGCCCACACCCGCAGAACAACCGACGTGGACAGCCTTCGGGATGTGGCAAGTACGTGACCTGCGCCGACGCTGGTATTACAGACAAAAAGAAAGCCGTGGCAAACACGGCTAGTTTGATACGCATCACTCTCTCCTTTATGACCAGTCAGTAATTATGCTTAACCGTCACACAGTTAGGCACGATCATGGGCATGATCTTGTATGTGCAGTTGGCGTCAAACGAACCTGCGTATTCCTTAGCCCGCCTTTCTGTTGGGAAAGGTCCGAAGTAATTAATAATAGTCAGACCTTCTTCTTTGTGCTTACGTTCAATCAAGTACATATCCCGCTCCTGAGTATGAGTTAAATGGGGAGTTTTACACAGTGTTTACCATTCACACGCTAGACGTACGCTAAGCGTGCTTCAGTTCCCCACACTGGGCTATTATAGACCCTGGCCTTGGTCTCTCTAGGTTCACGTCCTAGGAACGTCTACCACGGGAACACCCCGTGCTGGTAACTAAGTATTACTCACAGCGCATGGTATGCTGCGACCATGCGGACTTCTTGTCCATCCAGACGCCGCCAATCTCATTGCAGTTCTGGCAACGCTGGTTTGGTGCAGTGCGAAAGTGAACGAGTTCATGCGCCTCACGCTCACGAACACCGTCGGCTTCCGCAACGGTTTCCTTTCCGTTCCCATTCTTGAGTGTCAGCAGGTACATCGTTTCCCTCTTTCTTTTCTGGACAAATTTCCAGTATCTATATTGTCCCATAACTTGGAGCTTAAGTCAAAGTTGTCTATTTGCTAAGTGCTTGTTTGCACTAGGGAATTTCCCTTTACGCTGACTGGGCCTTAAAACCTGTCATCATCCACTTGGCAACCCTTAGTGTTGCTCATTGGGCACACCTCAGTTACCGGATTGTTTGTCCCTCTACACATGGAAAAGACCTATCATCAATCGCGCATAGGACGTTAATCCTAGCGCGTGGAATATATTCCCAATGCTGCGTTGCCGTTATGTTCTTGTTGCGAAGCAAAAAAAAACCGGCCACCTTTCGGTGACCGGCTGTTGTTAGCTAGGTTCAATCTGCTTGATTGTGTAATCGACTTGAACAAGGCGCGGCCTTAGAGTTGGCCCGGTTCCGTTCTCATAGTGATTGAGCAAGGTTAAGTAAGTAACCATTGCATCGTCCAAATCTATTGATTGGCTGTGCATAATCCAATGCTCGCCGAACTGTTGGTGTATTTGATATTTAGTAAACATTCTACCCTCCTATTGCACGGCACAACGCCGCACCCTTTCGAGTGCGACGCTGTAGCTTGCAATACTTGGATTAAGCGGCTTCTTTGTGTGCCGCTTCGTCCAGCTTTTCGGCACGGGCGCGCGCCTTGTCACCCTTCGTCAGATCCACCAACATTTCCTTCACTTGCCAGACGGCAAGGAAAAGGTCGTCGCTGCCCGGACCATTGAGGGCTTTGGTAATCTCGCCCAAGCGTGCGGTATCTTTCGACGTGTACGCCTGATCGAGGTATTCCAGCACATCGGCCATGCGAGCATGGAACGTGTCCGTTGTTGCGATATGCTGCGGCCGGGACGCGGTGTCGTTGTCGTTGGTTGCGCCTTCGCCTTTCTTCTTATCACGCTTCAATGATGCAATGAGCGCATCATAGGGCGTTTCGCTTTCGCTTGCCTTCGCCGTATTAAGACGAAGGAAGGAAGATATAGACATATGACGCCATTTGATTTGCGTAATGTCCAGTTCTTCCGTCGGATCCTGCATGAGCATGATCGGTTCAGGAGTGTTTCGCACTGCCGTTTCCGTCTTGTCAGTGTACAGGGGCTTGGCAATGATACCTTCCAAGCCATTCACCTTCTCAAGCTGATACGCAAGAGACATAGCCTTGCGGTATGCGTTGCGCATCGTATTGAGGCGGCGCCCGATCCAAGCGTCACGCTCTGCCCGCACCATGGCATTGACGCTGTACTTCTCAATGAAGTCAGCGGGAATACCCTTGTGCGCGTCATTGTCATCGGCCAATCGCTTTAGCCATTGGCGCTCTTGGATCAAAGCGGTGCCCGCCTTGGTTGCATCGGAAAACAGGATATAGAAGTCAACGGTCTTGCTGACTTCCTTCCCATTGGTTCCGGGCACCTTGGTTTTCCAGCGGGCAGGCTTTTCGCCAGTCTCAACGGAAGGATCAGGAAAATCCCCGAGCTTGTCGCCATAATTCTTTACCATGGCGAAATAAACGAGGAATGGTCCGCCTTCCCAATCTTCCTTGGCCTTGGTTACCTCATTGATTGCGGTTACCATGGCTTCGCCTTCCATTTGTGCAAGCTGTGAAGCCAGCACGGAAAGCGAAGTATGAAGATTGGTTCCGATGACAGTCAGATCATGTTTAGCCATTGTAGTACCCTCTCTTTTGCTATGGTTTGCCTATCGCTCATAGCTTCGCACCGCGTAGGCAATATGCCCCGCTCAATGCCCCTGACCGGAAGTCGCCTTGCCGTGTCCTGCGTCGCGGGTGTTACCGTCAACAGGTGTTCGACATGCGGCCGATCAGTCTCAATAGTATGGGGGATAAAATCGCTTAACTCAAGTCAGGCTAGAGCATAGCAGCCATGCAAAAAGCGTATCGAATATGAATAAGCCATGGTATTCATATTCATTAACAGAATATAGAATTAATTCCACTAGGTTAACTGAGTTAATTAGGTAATTACGTTATATAAGTTACTAAGGTATAACGTACGTATACTAACGGTGCAACCTTTACGAGTAAAGAGTTTTACGCAATCTGAGGTTGTATCGTTCGCGTACAAACGAATGTGGGGGGGCGGGGGGCCATCTGCGCGCAATGAACTACACCTAAAATTTATCTCGGAAAAATTTTTATTGGTAACGTTCGTTATACCAACAACGTAGCTCAAGTAAATAAATAGGTAAATTTTCAGCTTCATTGAGATATTTCATATATTCAACTCTAGTCATAGTTTAGAATGCCTTTTAAATCCAATTAGAAGCCCGTGGGTGAGTTTATATTAGTAGGGAGCAGGGGTAGGACCGGAGAATGGCTAAAACGCATCAGTGGGCTTCTCTGTGAGTTTAATGTGCATACCAGTAGTTCTGATACTTTTCGGGCTTTCAAAAAGAATTTTCAGCTCCTCAGGTATCTCCGACCATCTATGGCAGAATATCTCAGTCAGAGCATCGTATTCTGAGTCTGTAAGCAGGGACTCTCCAGAGCCATGGTAGTACTCATGAGCAGCTCTAGCGTATGTCCAAGCATCTTGTTCTATATCTAATCCAAGCATAAAGTTCTCCTTTCGTTGCG